TAATTATATATCCAACTTTAATTGTCGATTTGACGCAACAAAAGGTTTGACTCTTTCTTTCGCAATGTTGGTATAATTTTCACTCAACTCAATTCCAATCCATCTTCGATTTAATGTTTCAGCAGCAACTGCAGTGGTTCCACTACCCATGAAAGGGTCAAGAACGATGTCATTCTTATATGTTAAGATTTTAATTGCTTTCGATGGAATATCCAAACTGAATGTTGCTTTCGTCAATGATTTGGTATCGGCGAAATATTCCCATCTACCAAAAACCAAATTCATAAATTCTTTTTTATCCTCATCTTCATAAAACATTTTTGTTTTAACATTCCCTTCTTCATCTTTAACTTCGGTCGGAGTTCCTTTCCATTGAGATTCTCCTTTAGTTAATTTTTTTGATGATTTCTTATAGGCTAAAATCACACATTCTTTTGGATTGTAGATATATGGTGCACTATTACTCATCCAACTACCCCAAGCCGTCTGTCTAACTCTATGAGGACTATCCTCAGTTAAATCCACCATCCCGAAGAATTGGAACCCAACTTCTTTCATTCTCATCCAAAACTCGGAGTTAAATAGGATTCTACCACCTCTTTCTTGAACATTCATTTCGATTGGAACATTGACCGCAATTCTTCCATCATCTTTAAGAACCCTGAATGACTCAGATAACCAATCAATGGTGAATTTCCAATAGTCATCCATAGACAAACCATCGTCATATACATCATATTTGATGTTGGCATTGTATGGGGGTGACGAAACAATTAAGTCCACACTACCTTCAGGTAATGTTTTCATTATTTCAACACAATCTCCATTTATAATTTGTCCCGTGACATCTTCAATCTTTTCTATTAAACTCATTCTATTATTCACTTATGTTATTTTCTAAATTTTTAATTTTTCTTTCAAGGTACCATAAAGCCTTCTTTAAATCTTGAAGTTCTTTATCTGTTCCTTTTTTTCCCGCCCTTGAGATATACTTTACAGTATTTCCCAAATGGAAGTCTAAGTCCCAATTCTCTATCACTTTTATTGCTTCGTAAACATTCTCTGACCCTCCGTAATGCTCGGGATGGTTAACCATTTCTTTATTATTTTCCATTTAAGTTAAATTTAAGTTCTTCAGATGGAACATTAGCCTTTGATTCCATCATATCTAATGTTAATTCGTAATTCTCGTCGTTAGTATATTCATCCAACAAATCATTTGTTGATAATGTCCCAAACTTTTCAGATAGTTTGGTTGTATCAATATCATCATACATAACATGCAATGTATCGTCCAAATCTTTCGCTAAATCTAAAGATTCAGAAATTATTTGAAGGACTTTATATGGATTCGCATTTGAACCAGGTCTTCTGTCTTCAAGATAACCTTTCCAAGTTTCTCCAACAACTTTTGGAACTCTGATTGATGCACCTCTATCTGATACACCCCAACTGAATTTATCAATCGATTGTGTCTCGTGTTTACCAGTTAATCTCAAATGATTATCTGAACCATAGTTATCAATATGTTCTTTCACTCTTGATTCAAATACTTTGAAGATTGATTTGAAATATTTTTCTCCACCGGTTTCTCTCATTCGTTTGTTTGAGAAATTTGTGTGAAGACCTGAACCATTCCAATCACCTGATGTTAATGGTTTTGGATGTAATTCAATTTGTAGGTTATGTTTTTCAGCCAATTTATATAGAAAGTATCGTGACATCCATAAGTCATCTGCCGCCTTTATAACACCTTTACCAAATATTTGATACTCCCATTGCCCGATTGCAACTTCCGCATTGGTCCCTTCAATTCCAATACCATACGCCAAACACATATCCAAATGTTCTTCCGTAAATTGTCTACCAAACATTTGTCCACCAACACCACAATAATAAATTCCTTGGGGGTCGATAATTCCTCCAGTGTGGAATCCTAAAATATTTTTATTGTGTCCGTTACGAATGAAGTATTCTTGTTCAAATCCAACCCAAAAGTCCTGGTCTTGTTTTAATTTTGCTCTGTCATTTGATTGGTGAACATTCCCTTTATTATCCATCACCTCACAAAGAACATAAATTGTTCCTGATAAAAAATTACTATATAATCTAACAGGTTTTAAATAACAATCAGATGAATATCCTTCGGCTTGGTTTGTCGAACTACCATCAAACCCCCATTCAGGAACATCGGATAAATCGGTAATTGGGTTAACACTAACTCTGACTTTACTTCTTAAATTTGGCTCCGGAGCATATCCATCTAGCCATACATATTCAATTTTTGTATTCATATTATTTTTAAAATTTTTTTGTAACATAATAATCTTTTCCGTATTTGGATTCCTCCAAGATATTTTGAGACACCAATTTATCAATAATTTGAATGGTCTCTTCAATTGGTTTTTGGATTATATACCTTGATATATAATCAATGTGGATTGGTTGTCTTAATTTATTTGATAATAATTTTATAAGTTTTTCGTCTACCATATATTAAAATTTATATTTCCACTTTTTTTTCATATAATCAAAATATCTATATCTCTTATTTGGATTATATAAAAACCACGCAACATAATAATCAAACCACCATTCAATTTTAAGTAAGACTTTTTTTAATTTTAACCATCTTAAAATTTGTTTCGACGATTTACCTTTACTATGTAAATCATAAACATATTCACTTAATTCATCTTGGAAATGGAATAATTCTGTCTTACCATAATATTGACTTAATGTGTCCGACTTAAGTGCGGTTAAGGTTTCTTGATAATTAATAAATCTTCGATTTAATCCCATACTTTAAAAGTATAATAAAAAAACAATTAAGAGTCAAAATTTTTTATTTTATCCAAATTTGTTGTTTGATAGATGTAACTCATAACCTTTCTTTTTGTTATTGGAACTAAAGTTTGTTCCATAGGTAAATCTTGATTACATTCCATTTGAAATACTGGAAAAATTTTGACATTTTTTGTTTTACTAAATGTAGAATGGGTTTCAATTACCGAAGTCAATGTTACCTCCTCAAGAATATTTTCATATATTAATTTAATGGTATTTTCATTGATGTTCGGGATTTTTCGGGATTTTTTTATTTGGTATTCCCATATGTAAACTTTATTATCTTGTTTCTTATAGAAGAAAATAAAACCAATTCCCAAATGAAGATTATTTTTATTCTTTTTTAAGGTGATATCAATAGTATCAAATGCAACATTCCATATTGATTTTGCGTGGTTAAATACTTCATACAATTTTGCGTTGGAGTATTCAATTGTCTTTTTTAACTCAATAACTTCATCCTCTGAGAGTTTCCTTGGTTTTTTCGGGTATAAGTCCCTTAATAGGATTTCATCATCACATGATTGAAATTTCTTATCAGTTAACAATAAAGTATTTTCTTTGTTGAGAGATTGTATGTTTGCTAAATGTAGTGATAACTCGACAAAATCCGGATAAATTTCAAAATTATTTAAACTTTGTTCACATTTTTGTATGTAACCTAAAAGGGTATATTTGTTATATTCAAAATCCAATGGTTCTTTTAACATCCACTCAGGACTTAATTTGAAATCTATTTTTTTCTTTCTTCCCATAAAAAAATAATAACTAAAGTTTTATAAGAATCAATTGATTCTCATTACATAAAACCATTCATCTTGAACTTTCTGTTCATCAGCGTTTCCATCATAACCATTTAAAGTGTGTCCATATCCATCAGTATCTACGACATCTTTAATAAATTCACGCCGATTAATAAAGTTCTCATGGTCTAACCCCCAATCTTTAATATAACTTTCAGGGTCATATTTAACATCACGAAGTCTATCTTCAACCGCTTCTTCTATTTTGTCTTCAGGATAATCTCCTTCGGGACTTGATTCAATATCAGATATCTTATCATTTAATTCTTCAATCTCTTCGTTTATTTCATCAATATCACTTTGAATTTCGTCATCATCTTCACCTCCTAATTCATATTCAAGTCTTTCGATTTTTGTTTCAAACACTTCAATCTTTTCTTTTATAAATCTTATTTGCTCTTCTTGTTCATCTGATAACATTCTATATTCCTCATCAACATAAACACTAGGTTCATTTGCCGCATCTTCTTCAAACAAATCTCTAAAATA